GCCAAACTGCGGAAGATTTAATTAACCAGTATCTATGGTTTAACACTGCCCCAGTAGTAGGCACAGCATTACAAGATAACGTGGCAACACTTATGCTTGCCAACCCAAACGCATTCGCTGCGACCCAATCAATAGTGGTGAGTGGTTGCGGTGCCACCTTCAACGGCACGCACACAATCACGGGCACAATCCCGCCAACCTCTGGCACTACGAGCCTCATCCCAGTATTTATGTATAACTACGGCCAGGTTAACTTCCCTAATGGCTATTCATTCGTGCAGTACAACAAGACTGCAGCTAATCAGGTATTTCATAAAGTAGCACCGTATGGCCTAGCAACAGGCCCAGATCACAAGACCCAATCTTATGCGACAACCCCAAGTATAAGAGAGGCGGCGATGATCTTGGCAGTTGATATTTTCCAAGCCAGACAGGTCAGCCAAACGGGCGGGGTGGGTATGGATGGGATATCTGCAAGTCCTTATCGTATGGGTTACCAAATGATTAACAGGATCAGAGGTCTCATCCAACCTTATGCCGCACCTGCATCACTGGTGGGCTAATGGCTGCAATAAGCACCTTACGTGGCACACTAGCAACCGCTTTAGCAAACGCTGGAGTATGGTCTACCTTTAGTTTTCCGCCAGCAACTTTACTCGCAAACAGCGTGGTGGTAACCGTAGCGGATCCATACATCGTGCCAAGCAATAATAGCCAGACAAGCATCGCACCTTTGGCTAATTTTAAGATTTTAATAACCGCCCCTGCATTTGACAATCAGGGCAACCTAAAAGGCATAGAAGATTTTATTGTGGCAGTAGTAACTAAACTGGCGGCATCTACCCTGGTTTACAACATATCAAGTGTCTCCGCTCCAGCTATAACTAACGCAGCTAGTGGAGATTTATTAACATCAGAAATAACCGTATCAATCCTAACGAGCTGGAGTTAAAATGAGCACACAAGCAGAAGACTTAGCCTTCTTAATTAAGACAGGTCAGATCAAAGAAGCACCAAAACCAACTGCACAAACAAAGAAAGATGAGGAATAACAATGGCAATCTATTTAAATAACAATGTTGGTGTTAAGTTGGCAACAGCAGCAGCCAAGACAACACCTTCTATTGACATTTCTGCATATGTAACCAATGCAGTAATTAACCAAGTAGCGGATGAGTTAGAAGTAACAGCTATGGGCGACACAGCCCACAAGTTTGTGGCTGGCCTACAATCTGGCACCTTAACACTTGACTTTATCAATGACTGGGCATCTGCTCAGGTAATGCAGACTTTGAATGACTGCTTTGGTCAGACAATCTCTGTTTCAATGATTACAGTTAAAGGCACAGCAGTATCAGCAGCAAACCCATCTTACCAATTCTCAATTTTGGTAAATAACCTAACTCCACTAGGTCAGGGCGGCGTGGCTGAGATCGCTACCTCATCTGTAACATTTACTATAAACTCCGCAGTAACAGTATCGCCATCGGTGGCGTTCTAACTAAGGAGTAATAATGGCAAAGTTAAAAATTACAAGGGCTAATGGCGAAGTCTCAGAGCACAGAATAACGCCAGGAATTGAATATAACTTTGAACAGAAATATGGCTCAGGAATTAGCAAGATTTTAAGGGAACACGAGCGTCAGACTGAAATATTCTACCTTGCTTATGAATGTTTACGCAGGGCTGGCGCTCAAATACCTTTATGGGGATCTGAGTTTATTGACACTTTAGAGACCGTTGAGGTATTAGACGAAGAAAAAAAATAGTTGAGCGGTCATCTATTGTTTACACTATTGCGCAATTAGCAGTAGAGACTGGGATACCGCCTAGCGAGTTTATTCATATGGATACAGAAATGTATCGGGCTATTATTCAAGTTTTGACCGATAGAGCTAAGGAGATCAAAAATGCCAGTAGAGGTCGTAGGCGTTAAAGATGTCCTGAACGGTTTAAGTTTTTTTGATGAGGATTTGCGCTTGCGTGTTAGCAGAGCAATAGATCCGCTAATGCGACAAGTAGCAGAAAAAGCCAAAGGCTTTGTGCCTAGCGATGCCCAAGTATTATCTGGTTGGTCTAAACCTATATCTAGTCCAATTAACTACAGGCCATTTCCTAAATACAATGCTAGCGATGTTAAGGCAGGTATTGGATATAACCCTGGTAAAAACACAGCCAACAAATATGGCTGGCAAGTAAGCCAATATGTTTACAACGTAAGCAGACCAGGATCCATATATGAAACTGCTGGCCGCTTAAACCCACAAGGCCGAGCACCTTTCCAGATGACACCATCTAAAGGCGCAAGTGGAACATACACTAAGAGATCATCTAAAAGCCGAGCATTTGAAGAGTACAAATCTAATAACCCATTTGCTAGCCAACAGTTTATATCTGCACTAGAGCCAGTTACTAAACCAAAGCGAGTCCCTGGTACTCGTGGTGTTGGTGGTCGTAAGATGCAAGGCCGCTTGATATATAAAGCCTGGGCGCAAGACAGCATTAAAGTTTACGAGGCAATACTTAAAGCTATTGATGGATCTACCGTAGAGTTTAAACGCAGGACAACTATTAAGAAGGCAGCATAATGGCCAATATTTATGTAGCAGCGCAATCGACCTGGAATGGCAAAGCCCTAAAAAAGGCTAAAAAAGATATAACTGTATTTGACCAACAAGTCAAAACATTAGGCAAAACATTTGCTGGTGTCTTTGGCGCAAGGGCCTTATTTAATTATGGCAAGAATGCGGTTAAGGCATTTGCAGCCGATGAGGCAGCTGCCAAAGCATTAGAGTTACAATTAAAAAACACTGGCAATCAATTTTCAGCACCTGCAGTAGAAATGTATATAGCCAACTTGCAAAAAACCACAGGTGTTATTGACGATCAACTAAGACCAGCATTTCAACAATTACTAACTGTTACTGAATCAGTAGTCCTTAGCCAAGCAGCTTTAGATACAGCATTAAACGTTAGCGCAGCCACAGGCAAATCATTAACTGAGGTAGCCGCAGCATTAAGCAAAGGATATGCGGGCAACACCACAGCATTAACTAGATTAGGTGCGGGCTTAGACAAGACCACTTTAAAGAGTGGCGATATGAACAAAATACTCGATGAGTTAAACAAGAAGTTTGCAGGTCAGGCACAAGCAAGATTAACCACCTATGCTGGCAAATTAGACTTAATGAATGTAGCCGCTAATAATGCTAAAGAAACTATAGGCAAAGGTCTGTTGGATGCTTTGACAATCATTAGCAAAGATAAGAGCATCGCTAACCTAACAGGCGACTTTGAAAAACTATCTGCTGGCATAGCAGGTACTATTGTTGATCTAGCAAATCTAATTGCTAAACTGCAAGAAATTCCAGGGCTTAACTTTGTCTTTGATGTTAAAAATATTCCTGTACTTGGTTCATATTTAGATTACCTAATAAATAGGGGCGGCCAGGCACAGAGTTTTACAGGCACGCCATTCGGCCAAGCAGGATCATCTTCAGAAGCGGCTAGACTTGCTGAGCAGAAACGTATTAAGGATGCCGCTAAATTACGTGCCACAGAGAATGCTCTAATCAAAGAGAAAAACGCATTAGAAGATTTAAAGAAGAAATACGATGTCGAGCGCATAGGTTTAATGCTTGCACTGAATCAGGCAACCGATGAAGAAACCCGATTACGTATCGCAGAGAAGCTAGCCATATTAGATGGCAACGCAGCTAAGGCTCAACAGTATTTAGCAGATACAGAATTGACTTTTCAAACAAATCAACTGGCTAAATCTATGAATCAAGCAGCTAATGCAGCTTTATATTTTGCAGATTGGGCAACCTATCGAGCAGGAGAGCGTGGAGACGCAGCGTCAATAAGTAATGTTCCTTCTGGTGGTGGCGGTGGTGGTGGATACATACCAACACCATCTATGACTATGGCTGCAGACTATCAAGCATACCGAGCAGGCGAGCGTGGCGATGTAGTTGTAAACGTGGCTGGATCGGTATTAACCGAGCAAAGTTTAACCGACACAATTACAGACACTATATTAAGAATAAATAAGATGGGCCGTGGTACTACACCTGCAGGCGGTCTATCTGGTGGCACCTAATGGCTGTACCAACAATCAATGCAATTATTAACTTTAGCACTGGGCCTAGCACGGCCCAAGCCATGCAGTTGGATATTGGCATACTAGGCACAAACGTATTGGCTGATTCTGTAGCTGTAATTGTTGATGTATCTAATCGAGTTAATTACGTGCAAACTAGCACGGGCCGTAGTCCATTAACCGATACATTCCAGACAGGCCAACTTACTTTACGCATCGTAGATCAAAATGGCGACTTTAATCCTACTAACCCTGCAGGGCCTTATTACGGCTTACTAACACCTATGAAAAAGGTGCAGATAACTGCTAACTACAATGGCACTACCTATCCCATTTTCTCAGGCTTTATTACATCTTATGTAAATACTCAGCCTAAAGATGCAACAGAAGTTGCCTATACAACGATACAAGCTGTAGATGCCATGCGCCTAGCGCAAAATGCACAAATATCTACAGTGTCAGGATCGAGCCCTGGCGATTTAAGTGGCACACGTATCAACGAGATTTTGGATCAAATATCTTGGCCAGCCACAATGCGACAGATAGATGCAGGCCAAACTACATTACAGGCAGATCCAGGCACACCACGTACTTCTCTAGGTGCTATGCAGACTGTGGCCGATTCAGAATACGGATCTGTCTATGTTGATTTCGATGGCTCGTTTGTGTTCAAAGATAGATTAACTGCTACTGCTTCAATAGGTGGCACACCTACAGTTTTTGCCGATGATGGCACTGGTATCTCTTATGCCAATGCTGTGTGGAAACTAGATGACAACTTGATCTTTAATTCAGCTCAGATCAGCCGTGCAGGTGGCTCACCACAGACAGCGATCAATCAGCCATCTATTGACAAATACTTTATCCATTCGTATAACCTGCAGGATCTTTTAATGCAGACCGATGCCGTAGCCCTAGATTATGCCCGTGCTTATGTGGCATCTAGAGCTGAGACCACTATCCGATGCGATGCTATCGAGCTTGATCTATACACCACTAACTACGATGCAGGCATTATTGCTGCCCTAGACCTAGACTTCTTTGATCCAATCACAGTTATTACAACCCAGCCAGGGGGATCTCAGCTAGAGAAAACCTTGCAGATTTTTGGCGTAGCAAACACCATTACACCTAATTCCTTTAGGACAGTGTTTACAACGCTAGAACCTGTCATAGATGGGTTTATACTAGGCAACGTAGATTACGGGGTCTTAGATCAAAACGTACTTTCATACTAAGGAGATAAAATGGCAACTTGGCCAGGCGCAACGGGCGATGTAGTAACTTCCGCTATGTGGAATGGGCTACCAGCCTTCACAGTAGGTACAGCAAACACAACAGATTACACAGCTGTGCTTGCAGACCAATATCAAGTTTTAGAAATTATGAACAAGGCAACAGCCATTGCATTTAAGATTCCAACCGATGCATCGGTAGCATTTCCAGTAGGCACAGTTATTACAGTATTAAATATCGGTGTCGGTCTATGCACAATTAGCGCAGTGACACCTGGTACTACAACAGTACTTAGCGCAGGCGCAGTACCAGCATCACCGACCTTAGCCCAATACAAAACTTCAGTCTGCATTAAAACAGCTGCTAATACTTGGTATGTGGTAGGCGGAATTGCTTAACATAATTGCTGGCACTTTAAGCGTTGGAGTAACTCCAAGCACAAATAGTTACAAATCTATTGCAACAGTAACAATAGGTGGAACTGCCCAATCGACTATTACTTTTAGCTCTATTCCTTCAACCTATAAACATTTACAACTTAGAGGTGTTTTATTAACTAGCGCAGCAACAAATCCGACTTATCAATTTAATTCCGATACTGGTAATAATTATTCTGGTCATCATTTATTTGGTACTGGTAGTGCTGTTAATGCAAATACACAAGGGCCTGATGGTGCAACTATTTATTTTAACTATAATCCATCTACAAGTTATCCATCAACATTTGTAATGGATATTTTTGATTATACAAGCGTCAACAAAACAAAAGTTACTAGAATTTTGGCTGGCTCAAATACAAATGGTGGCACTCAAGAAATTGCGCAATGGTCTAGTGTGTGGAATAACTCATCAACAGCAATTAGTTCTATTGACTTAAAAGGTAGCGGTGGCAACTTTGTCCAATATTCAACAATAGCCTTATATGGCGTGGAGGGATAACAATGGCCGCAGGTTCAACATATACACCATTAGCAACTACTACTTTAGGTAGCAATACACCATCAGTTACATTTACTTCAATTAGTGCCGCCTACACAGACATAGTTTTAATTGTATCTGCCAAACAAACTCCATCATTGAATACCCAATATATAAGATTTAATAGTGATACAGGTAGCAACTACTCTTATACAATTATGGCAGCTAATGGAACAAGTGTAGTTTCAACCAATAGTTCAAATACTAATAAATGGAATTCAGGTTACTATGCAGTACCACCTACTGATTCTTATGGCATTGAAATTTATAATATACAAAGTTATGCCAATACTGCCATTGAAAAAACTGCTTTATTGCGTGCTAATAGGGCTTCAGGTGGAGTGGATACTCAAGTGGCTTTATGGAGAAGTACATCAGCCATTACTTCAATAACTTATGGAATAGATATTGGAGATTTAGCAACAGGTTCAACCTTTACACTCTATGGAATAGCGGCGGCATAATGGCAAATACATATACTTTAATAGAGGCCAAAACTTTAGGTAGCGTGGTTGCGAGTATTACATTTTCCAGTATACCTCAAACTTATACAGATTTATTGGTTAAAGTTTCTGCTAGGTCAAATAGTGGTGGAAATACTCACGATAACTTTTTATTCTATTTTAATGGAACGCAATCAAATAGAACAAACAAAATATTATATGGTATCAGTAATGGTACTGGAACTTATAGTTCAACCGACTATTTCGGTGCTTTTAATGCCCCTGTATCTTTGGCTAATACTTTTGGTAATGCTGAGTTTTATATTCCAAATTATACTGGCTCAAATCAAAAACCTATATGCGGCGATATGGTGTCTGAAAACAATACGACTAATGGTCAAAATTATGTAGGAGCAGCCTTATGGGCTGATACAGCAGCAATCACTTCATTAACTATTGGTAATTATAATGCAAGTGATTTTGCAATAAATACAACAGCGTACTTATATGGAATATCTAAAACCTAAGGAGAAACAATGCCAACTAAACTAATAATCAACTGCGAAACTGGAGAGCAGACAGAGGTGGAATTAACTGCCGAAGAAATTGCTCAAAGAGAAGCAGACGCTAAGGCGTATGAGGCTGACAAAAAGGCTAAGGAAGCTGAGGCTACTGCTAAGGCAACAGCTAAGGCTGAGTTGCTTGACAAGCTTGGCATTACAGCTGAGGAAGCTGCACTACTCGTAGGCTAATGAAACCTAAACTATGCGCTGCTGGAGTTCAGTTAAGAGATCAAATTGATACCTGGTTTCCAGATAGGCGTACTGCCAGTGATGGGTGGGTGGGCGATAGCCGCCATACCACCAGAAA